CTAGGGTATCCATATTGATAACCGAAGTTATCAGGACACACTCAGAGTATCCGAAGCCATTAACCTTTCTAAGTATAGGCTATTTTTCACAAAACGTATACTTATTCACATAAATGGACACCGCGTCCACTTGTGATAATTAGCCCCAAAATAATTATGGTGACCTTCTGAGAACAAAGAAGGAAATCTCATGTATCCAAGCCAACGTATTTTAGCACTTGCTGAATTACTACACCGAACCAACATACCAATACCAACAACCCTAATTGAAGAAGCCGCGAGACTAAACATTAGCCTTGCGCGTTTCCTCACGCCCGAAGAAAAAACTAAACCCACCAAGGAGAGTCCAGATGTCTCAGAGAGTTAAATTCACGTCACCAGTAGGAACAGCGGTTTATCCGCACTTAAACATGCCCGATACGCAATTCAATCCTGAAGGCGTTTATAAAACTGCGCTTTCGATGGAAAATTGCGAAGACCTAATTGATGCCTGTAATAATTTGGCAGTCAGTGAATTCGGTAAAGGGACTAAGTTCAAAATGCCTTTCACTAAAGATGAAGAAACTGGGCAAACCGTTCTTAAAGTCAAATCGAAATATGCACCAAAAATGTATGACTCATCCGGTGAAGTCATGGTTGGTGAGCAAATCCCCAAGCTCTGGGGTGGCTCTACGCTAAAAGTTGGCGGTTATATAACTACTTACTCTGTCAGTGGTTCAAAAGGTGTCTCGTTACAGCTTGTGAAAGTCCAAGTCATTAACCCTGTCGGTGGTAGTGGTGGCGGTGGTGATGAAGACGGTTTTGATACATTCGATGGTGGCTTTGTTGCCACTGAGATCACAAAAGAGGCTTTTGATGATGGCGAAGAAAACGAACCCGAACAGCGTGTGGAATCGACGAAAGCTGAACGCTTCTGAAGTAGGTAAAAAACACGGTTATCGTTCTGGTTTAGAAGACACAATTTCAAAGCAGATCAAAGAAGCAGGACTAAAAGTTGAGTACGAAACTGAAAAGATTGAGTACGTAGTCCCCTCCAGAAATGCAAAGTACACCCCCGACTTTAAGCTGCCAAAGAAAGGCGGCTTTTTTTACGTCGAGACGAAAGGCATTTTTGATCTTGATGACCGGAAAAAACACCAGTTTATCCGTGAGCAACATCCTGACATTGATCTGAGATTCGTCTTCAGCAATGCCAAAGCAAAACTCTACAAAGGGTCGAAAACCACCTATGCAGATTGGTGCGATAAGCATGAGTTTGTGTGGGCGAACAAAACGATTCCGAAGGAGTGGCTAACTGAATAGTTAGTTAAGGAGAGCCTTGGGGGTAGCCGAAAGGTTGCCCCCATTTTTACGTAAGGGGAAGCAAATGGAAGAAGAAGAGAGTAAGAAAATAGGCCATATACCCTGTGAAGCCTGCGGAAGTAAAGACAATGCCGCTGTTTACACTGATGGTCACACCTACTGTTTTGGATGCCAAGATCACCAAGGTGGAGATGAAGGTGTGGTTATTCAACCGGTAGCAAGAAAGCGATCACTCGATTTAATTGATGGCTACTACACCACATTGACCTACCGTGGTATCTCCGAAGAGACTTGTCGTAAATTTGATTACCAAGTCACTGACAACCACAAAGGGTGTGCGTGGCAAATTGCGAACTACCGCGACATTAACGGCTTAGTGGTTGCACAGAAGATACGTGATGCAGATAAGAACTTCTTTGTGCTAGGTGAAGCTAAAAAAATGACGCTGTTTGGTCAGCACCTTTGGAACGGTGGTCGTAAGCTAGTGATTACCGAAGGCGAAATTGATGCCATGAGCGTCAGCCAAGTTCAAGGGAATAAATGGCCTGTAGTGTCACTGGGATTAGGCGCAACCTCTGGTAAAAAAGCATTGATTGCTGCTTGGGACTATTTGGCATTATACGAAGAAATAATCTTGATGTTCGATCAGGATGAAGCAGGCCAGAAGGCGGCATTGGAGTGTGCTGAGTCATTACCGATAGGTAAGGTCAAGATAGCTAAGTTACCGCATAAGGATGCTTCTGAGTGCCTCCAGAAAGGTGAAGGCAAGGCGATCATAGATGCTATCTGGAGAGCCAAAGAATGGAGGCCAGATGGGATTGTTTCATCCGCTGATTTCAGAGACATCATTGGTAAATCAGACTCGGCAAGTACGACTACATATCCGTATTCTAAGTTAAACCAAATGACTCGCGGTATACGAACCGGACTTGTGACTATCTGTGCAGGGTCTGGTGTCGGAAAGAGTACCTTCATAAGAGAGATCGCTTTTCACTTACACCAAGATAATCAGACTGTTGGTATGCTTATGCTTGAGGAGACAAACAAGAGGACTCTTCAAGGCTTAGTTGGCCTCCACATGAATAAAAACATCGTTGTCGATGAGTTTGCCGCCAGTGAAGATGAGGTAGTTGAAGCCTACGATAGTCTATTAGGTGACAGGCACGTTTACCTTTTTGACCACTTTGGCTCAACTGCGGTGGACACTATCGTCAACCGTATTCAGTACATGGTAAAAGGCATGGGCTGTAAGCATATCTTTTTAGACCATGTGAGCATTTTAGTCAGTGGTTTAACTGGTGAGGTAACTGACGAGAGGCGCTTGATTGACGGCATTATGACTACGCTCAGAAAGTTAGTACAAGAGCTAGATATATGTCTATTCCTAGTAAGCCACCTTAAACGCCCAGATGGTGCAAAAGGCCATGAAAATGGCGCAAAGGTCCAACTGTCACAACTGAGAGGAAGCCATGCCTTGGCTCAACTAGCAGACTTCTGTATTGGCCTACAGGTTAATGAAGAAGACCCAAGCGATGACAGCCGCGAAATAGTACTACTCAAAAATCGGTTTACAGGCGAAGTAGGCCAAGCTGACACACTGCAATACAACCGCTCTACCTCACGGCTAATCGAAGCCGACTCCAGATTCTAACCAACTAAATCTCGAATAACTAAGGAGAGGCACTATGCCTATAGCACAAACTCGTCTTGAAAAAGACTTCATAAAGTTTCACAAAAAGAATCCCCATGTTTGGGAATTGTTCAAACACTTCACTTTAGTAGCTGTCCGGTCTGGTCGGTCGCATTACTCAGCTAGAGCAATCATTGAAAGAATCCGATGGCATACAGATGCTGAGACTGAAGTTGATAGTTTTTTCAGGATACCGAATGCCCACACTGCTTACTACGCAAGACTTTTCCATGCGTCATATCCAAAGCATAAAGGCTTCTTTCGAACTGGCGGTGTAACGACTGTATCAACTCCAAAACAAGAGGAGTTGGCGCTATGAGGCAGGCAATTTTCGATCTTGAAAGCAACGGCCTACTCAAAGAACTCACGACTATCCACTGCATAGCTATTAAAGATTCACACCAAAATGATCGTCGAGTCCAATCTACAAAAAGCTATTCACCGGAAAGCATTGAGGATGCACTTGAGATACTAGCGAATGCCGATGAAATTGTAGGCCATAACATCATAGGTTTCGACATCCCTGCGATTCAGAAGGTGTACCCCAACTGGAAGCCCAAAGGTAAAGTCACTGATACATTGGTGCTGTCTAGGCTAATAAAAGCGGATTTGATCACAGAAGATTCAACATCGTTAGCACTGCCAAAAGATTTTCCGAGAAGACTGTTTGGCTCTCACTCTCTGAAGGCTTGGGGATTGCGATTAGGCAACCATAAAGGCGATTATGATGGCGGTTGGTCGGCTTTCAATGAAGATATGCTCCATTACTGTGAGCAGGATGTAGAGGTCACTTTTGAGCTTCTAAAGCTATTGAACCAAGACAAAGACTTTCCGCAAGCATGTATTGATTTAGAACATCAGTGTGCGGAAGTCTGTGAGCGAATTGGTAACAATGGTTGGACGTTTGACGAAGAAAAGGCAGGCGATTTTTATGCCACCTTAAGTCAAAAGAGGCTTGAACTTGAGAATGCCTTAGAAACTCTATTTGAACCTTGGGAGATACGCACACCGTTCACCCCCAAAGTAAATAATGAGGCTAGAGGTTATGTGAAGGGTGAGACTATCGACAAAGTTAAGGTAGTCCACTTCAACCCTAACAGTCGAAAGCATATAGCTAAGTGTCTCAAAGATAAGTACAAGTGGAAGCCCAAGGACTATACACCCAGTGGTGATGCCAAGGTCGATGAGAATGTCTTGATCGATCTGCCTTATCCAGAGGCTAAACATTTAGCTGAGTTCTTTTTGGTGCAGAAACGTATTGCGATGCTTTCCGAAGGTAAGGCGGCATGGATGAAGCTAGTTGACCCTGATGGGAAGCTACGCCACAACATTGTATCAAACGGCACTGTGAGCCATAGATGCGCCCACCGATCTCCAAATTTAGGCCAAGTACCATCCATTCGCTCCCTGTACGGCAAACAATGCCGCGAGTTATTCACTGTGCCGAAAGGTTGGGTACTCTGTGGCTCTGATTTATCGGGTATCGAGCTTCGCTGTCTCGCGCACCTACTCGACGATGATGGTGAGTACGCCAAGCTAATCATGGAAGGTGATATCCACACTCACAACATGGAAGCGGCAGGCTTGGACACGAGAGATCAATCGAAAGAATTTATCTACTCCACAATTTTCGGAGGAGGTGATGGCCTGATTGGTCGGATAGTTGGAGGCACTGCCAAAGACGGTAAGAGGCTCAAGGCTGACTTTGAAAAGAATGTCCCTGCGTTTAAACAGCTAAAAAAAGAACTCACTACTGCGTTCAAAGACCGTGGCTTTATCCGTGGCATTGACCGTCGAAAATTGTATGTCAGGAGTGAGCATCGCTGTCTCAGTCAGATTTTACAAAATGCAGGCGCTGTAATTGCCAAAAAATGGGTCTACTTGATAGATCAAGCAATCACCGCAAGAGGTCTGAATGCCTATATCTGTGGGTTCATCCACGATGAAGTGCAGATCGCTTGTGAAAACCAAGAGGTAGCAGAAAATGTCGGTAATCTCACTAGAATCATGGCGCAAGAAACTGGGGAAGCGTTCAACTTCAACATCCCAATCGAAGCAGAATTCAACACCGGAAAAACATGGGCAGACACCCACTGACATTGATGGCTATTCCGTCGAACATATTGTGGGTTTTTACGTGGTGCTTGATAAAGCATGGCGCAAGCCTTTCAAACTCAAATCTAACTTTGCCAGAGAAGCCGCGCTGTATGTGGCTACCTGTTGCAGCTTAGGTTTTATATCAAACCAAGTTGACGAAGAAACCTTCGCTGACTACTACCAGATCACACCACTGGGTATGGACTATAAGGATTCACTTGATGAAGTACTTAACGAATTTGCAGGGGAAGACACCGACCCTCTTGATTGATGCTGACCTCTTTCTGTTTAGAGCAAGTATCATCGCAGAGGATGAGCATGATTGGGGTGATGACGTTTGGTCATTATCCACTGATCTCAAAGTAGCAAAGAAAATCTTTACTGACCAAATAAATGGTTTCCACGAGAGACTTGGCACAAGTGAAGTTCTGATGTGTATTAGTGACAGTATCAATTTCCGCAAAACAGTATCACCCACTTACAAAAGCAATCGCAAAAAGTCACGAAAGCCTGTTGGTTATAAAGCAATGGTTGAGTGGTGCAGAGACACTTGGCCTAGCCACACCCAAGAGACATTAGAAGCTGATGATGTCATGGGAATACTTGGCAGTAACCCAAAGCTGAACACTTGCATAGTGTCTGATGATAAAGACATGAAGACTATTCCCTGCAAGCTGTTCAGGCCAAACGATGGTGTCTTACTGGATGTTTCTTTAGCTGATGCTGACCTTAATTTCTTGTCGCAAAGTCTCTGTGGTGACGCTACGGACGGCTATTCAGGCTGTCCGAAGGTGGGCGCTGTGACTGCGGCAAAGATACTAGGAAATCGACCCGAATGGTCGTTAGTAGAGGCGCAATTTATCAAGTCTGGATTGTCCAGAGAAGACGCGATAACACAAGCGCGTTTGGCTCGTATTCTACGCCATGAAGATTGGGATTATGAGAACGAAAGCATAAAACTCTGGAGTCCAAAGCGATGATGACTTTAACCAAGACTTCACCATTGAGTGGCCTAGCCAACACTATGACGGTTGACTGCGATGTCATTGAGTACGCTCTTTGGCAACGTGGAATGCTCATACAGGACGCGATGCCTGATGTAACTATGGATGAACGAGAGTTCCTAATATCCGGTATTTACCCCGGAGAGTGGGAAGAGTTAGCCACTTTTAGAGGGGCTATAAATGATCCTGACAAGTAGAGAGCTTCTGCAACTCACAACGGTGAGAAAAATCGAGTCAGAAGGAACTGTGACGAACAGCAATTACTTCTCACAACTTGAGGATGGTGACCGTTACAAAGCGCGACATCACACGACTCATAAAACAAAGCCCAAGAGAAAAAGGAAAGCTAAGAATGGAGAAACTTAACGAGTACAAAAATGAACCAACGCTGAAAGATTTAGCGGCGGCAACTGACCGCGCTCGATATGACGTAGCTATTAAACGTCGATTACTGAGATTAGCTGAACACAAATTAGACCGAACGAGAGCCGCCCACGCTATCAAACTCTATGCATCCCTAGACCAAGGAGAATCAATATGAAATCCGCATTTCTATACCGCCACAATTTGAGCAGGAATTTACACAGGTTAATGGCTGTAAAAAATTATAATCAGAGCGAGTTGTCACGTGCAACAGGCGTCACTCAGCCCACAATATCGCGGATGCTGTCAATGAAAGGCGCACCCAGTGTAATCACGGTCGCTATCCTAGCGGATGCGCTTTGCACTATTGATAAAGTGGTGGGCGTTGATGATCTATTGGCGTTTCCCCAATGATTCACAAGTATGGGATCAATGCCGCTACCCCTGCGGATTGGGACAAGTTACGAAAGGATTTCCCTGCGGTTGAAACTAGTGTCGTATTAGACAACACAGCACCAAAGTTCACAGCAGACCCTGTAAACGCTCCTGACCACTACAAGTTCGGAAAGGTCGAGTGTATCGAAGCAATTAAGGAGAGCATGACTACAGAGGCATTTAAAGGCTACTGCAAAGGTAATGCTCTCAAGTACTTGTGGCGCTACGATTACAAAGGTAAAGCAGTGGAGGATCTAGGAAAGGCTGAGTGGTACTTGCGGAGGTTAAAAACGGAGGTATCGGAGGCCAACTAACAGTTAAAACTAAGGGGGATCACTCCCCCTTTTCTATCTCATCAAAAGCAGCATTAATCTGCTCATTCATACGCTCAAACACGAGTCCCTTCAGTATCAACTCGAAGCGTCTGGGGTAAGTTTCAGACCACCTAGTAAGGTTTAGTCTAGTCTCACCCGATAACTCTGCCGCTTCGGCCAAACTTTTAAAGCCTACTAATTTTATCTTCTCACTTGGTTTCACAGTTTCAATCCTCCTTATGCGGTTGATGTAATGTTAAAGAGTATACCTCAAGAGCCAACAACTCATCGTAACGCTCAACCGCTAACGTCGAATCCTCGTAGACTTCCTCAAGTTCCTTATTACCGCGTTTCACAACCCAACGTATATAAACCATTATTCGTCCTCCTCATTTTCTGCGCCATCTTCTAAACAACAGTCGTCCCAATCGTCGCCCCTATCCCATAAGTTGGCTATTTCAAACTGATCATCTTC